TACAACGGTGCTGTTTGGGTTGCTACTGCAAGCGGGACTTCAACAATAGTGGCAACTGACTTCGTAGGATGAGCGCAACAGTATCAGCATTCGGACATCGTGGCACAACGTCCAGTGTTAAGACGGAAATTGTCCGCGAGCTAGTCAACGCCACAGACGGCGCGGGTCTGCATTTGCAGAGTGGCGGCAATATAGAGATTGCAAACGGGGCAGCGCAGTTTGGTACAAGCGATTTCTCGATTGAGTTTATTTTAAACCAAGAACGAGAAAATACGTCTGAAGGTTATATTTATGTCACGCACGTTGAAGGTGACGACAGACTGCTTATATTTCACGATGTTTCACACGATAGATTAGTTTTGGATTTTAGAGATGGTAGCACTAGCGTCCCTAAAAATTTAGAGTATGATATGAACCAAGACTTTGGTTCACCTACGCACTATGTGATTACATTCGACAGAAGCGGGTTAGCTACTCTCTACAAAAACGGCAATAGCGTAGCTACGGTTGATATTAGTGCGGTCGCGTCAATAGACATTGGGTCTGACACTACGCCAGAGAACATACCTAGCCGAATCGGTACATCCGGTAGCGATGGCGTAATAGGAACTTTTTACCGCTTCCGCACTTGGAACAAACTTGTCGATGCCAAGGCACTTTACGAACGCGCTGACGTTCCGGTGGCTGACCAGTATGGCGTAGCCACAAATGAAATCGCCAATCCCAATTTTGATACAAACACAAATAGCTGGGATAGAGACAACTGTTCCACTTTTGAACGAAACACAACGTCACCAATCAGCGGCAGCGGCGATTTGCATTGGATAGGTGATGGCAGCGGATACCCCGGCATTTGGTCTGACGCTATAACATTTGTTAAAGGCAAAAACTATCGCGTCAGTTTCACTTATCGCGTTCCTACTGGGACAGTTTTTTTAAAATTTGGGAAAAGCCAAGCCATAGGTTCTTCAGTTGTTGAT